AGCGCTCGACCAGTGCCCACCGCCGGTGGGGAATGGGACGAGCACGGTGTAGGTTTGGCGGGTTGCCATTTTTCGTTTCTCCATAAACGGGAAAGCCCCTCGGAGGGAGGGGCTTTGGCGGGTAAGAAAACGCCCCGACGGTGCGGGGCGTTTTATAGAAGCGTCACAAATCAGCCTCAGTGGATGGCGGTAAACCCGGCCAGCCCTCAGTCAGCATTTCAGGACGATAATTTCCACGGTCGATTGCCTGCAGCAAGTCGTGCTCACGATCAAAACAGGCCTGGACGTGGGTACGTACAGCCTTGGCGATTTCAAGAATTCGGGGCGCATCCAGTTCGACAAAGCCTTTGGCAGTCTTGAAGTTGCATCGGTACAAAGGATCGACAATTGCGGATAAACCCATTCCGGCAATCAGCGTTTGGCTGTCACGTGTGGTCTCGATGGTCAATCCATCAAAACTGACACCAGCGGCCTCCCGCATAAAGCGTTCGGCGGCAACGGCGTCTGCCTGTGCTTCAGGCAGGACAGTCGGCGAAGCTTGCGGCGAGAACAACCACTCACCGTCATGCTCCTTTGCTGTCCAGCCTTGGCGCGGACGTGGATCGAGATGATCGACGCACACCCATACCAGCGTCGGTGGGTACAACGTCGAGATATCGTCATTGGTTTCGGTCTGTTCGACGACCGTGCCGGCAAAAATACGTACATAGGTGCTCATCACGTCCACTCCTCGATAATCACGATGCCGTCACCACCATTGCCACCCTTGAGGTTGGTCGGACACGACGGCTTGGCCAACGCGCCGCCACCACCCGCACCAGCGTTCACGGCTCCCTCGCCGTCCCGGCTGGCGCCGCCCGAAGGGTTGCCGCCCGGACCGAAGTTGCTGAGGCCTCCTTCGCCGGATGTGCAAAAAGACAATGTCGGCCCGGTCACTCCGCCGCCACCTTGGCCGTTGGCATTGATGATGGAGCCGCCTGTTGCGAGCTCGGAGTTTGGGCTTCGGCCAAGCTGTAGAGGCGGCACTGCGTTGGGCGAGAACCCTCCGCCGTGTCCTCCGGGTGCAGCGATTCCGGCAAACGATGTTGTGCCCCCGTTGGAACCGATACTTGCAGTGACGCCCGCTCCTCCCTTGCCGAGAGTGATCTGCTGACCGTCGAAACCCTGGGTAAGCCAACCTTCTGCATAGGCGCCGGCAGAACCACCGCAACCGGCAGAAAGCTGAGTGTTGGCTGTCGACACTGCCCCGCCGCCAGCACCACCACCGCCTTGCAGCCTGTATTTGATTTTTTTGGTGCCAGGACCCGATTGATAGATCTCGTTGGCCTTGAAAATCCGCGTCCTTAAATAACGGCCGGATGCATTGCGAACTTCGTCAGCGAGCGCCGCGATATCGATGTTTCCCTGATTGACCGGAGCGTTCCAGGCTTTGATGCACCACATGACGGCGAGGTTGCGGGGGCGGGTTTCCGCTCCACCAGTATTCGTAGTCGACCAGTTCAGCATTCCGCCAGCCGCCAAAATAATGCCTGTCGAACCACCTGATGCAGCAATTGATGTCGGGGCGCTGATTTGGTGGGTGTGGGTTTTCAGCTCATCTGCCTGATAGCTGCCTACTGCCCGACCTAAATCGGCACCGCGCCCATGATCCCAGCCACGTAGGAACTCACCACGTGACTCCGGCAAGCGGAAGTTGCTCCAGCCTTCATCACCCTTGTTGTAAGTGGTGCCAAGAAATGCAGCCAAATCCGGATAAGTCGCAATACTCTGAACACTGCCATCGAGTTCCAGAAAACCTGGCGGCACGATGCCCGTCGGGAAGGCCATTACCGCACCCACCGGTACGGCGGAGCCGAGTCGCGAAACTTCCTTGACCAGTGCCGCTACGTCAATGTTTCCCTGATTGACCGGAGCGTTCCAGGCTTTGATGCACCACATGACGGCGATGTTGCGAGGTCGTGCCTCCGCGCCACCAGAACTATTGAAGCCAGCCGCGAAATTGGTCATTACGGCCGTATTGCCGTTGTCTACCACTACGGCACTCGGATTACTGCCGGTGGCATTGGCGAATGCCTGCATGCGCGTGACGGTATGAGCATGCGACTTGTTGTCGTCGGCCTGCCAGCTGCCGAGACCACGTCCGGCGTCTACTCCACGCCCATGATCCCAACCGCGCAAGAACTCCCCACGCGCCTCGGGCAAACGGAAATTGCCGACACCCTCGTCACCCTTGTTGAACTTGCCACCCAGATAAGCGCTCAAGTCCGGGTAAGTCGCACTGCTTTTGACGCTGTTATCCAGCTCCAGAAAGCCCGGTGGTGGCACATCAACCGGGAACGCCACAATCGACCCCACCGGCAGCGCCGAAGCCTTGGCGATCAGCGCTTCAACTTCGGCCTTCGTGTACGAATCCTTGATGCCAAAACCGGCCAGCGTTTCAGGGTTGGCCCCAGCCGTAGCGCGGCCATATTCGTCAACGGTCAGACTTTTATAAGTCCCGGCCGCAATCCCGGTGCGCCCCGCGAGCATCTTGAATGCCAGCGCGGTCGTGCCGAGAGTGATCGGCGCGTTGGTAGTCAGGTGCCACAGCGAATCTCCGTTCGCCGTGCCCTCCTCCACCATCACCGTCAGGCCCGGGGTGACCTTGGCGCTGGTGCTGGCATCGGTCGCCCGCTGCCAGTCGCCATTGGCGACGATCCACAGGCCGTTGTCCTTGGCCAGGGTCTGGCTCGGCAACAGCACGCGATCGCCGGCCACCACGGCAACACCATCGATCTGCTGGGCGCCGTTGAGTACGATATTGCCGGTAGCAGCGACGCGTACCGACTGCTTGCCATCGAGCTTGCCGAGTTCTTCGGCCAGATAACTCATGACCCAGGCACGCGTGGCCTTGACCACCGTGTCATCGATCAACAAGGTCACCAGCGAGGCATTGCTGGTCTCGAAAATCGAGCGAATATAGAACTCTTTGCCCGAGCCCGAGGTGGCGAGCACCGGTTTGAACGACTCCGGATATTTGACGATGGCGTAGAGAATGCCGGTGTCGGTCCACAGCCCGGCCTCTCGCACGTACCAGCCGCCGACATCCGGCGGGATGGTGACTTCGGCGAGCAGCCAGCTCGGATTTTTCTCATCCTGAAACAGCGCATTGAGCGGTCCGCGCCAGACTTCGCGTTTCAGTGCGGTTGCGGTGGCGGCCGGGTTGTAGACCGCGCCGCCGCCGTCGCCGACGGAAATCTGCGTCAACTTGATCGGCGTACCCGCGGCCTTGCACGCCGTTTCGTAGGCAATCCCTGCGTTGGTGAGCAGGGTGTAATAGTCAGCCATTCAGGCCCCCTGAGGATAAATAGTGGATGTTTCGACGGTGTACAACGCAGCGGCCATGAACGCCTCGCCAGAGGTTTCAAGGCCCTCGATGAACACTGGATAAACCGTGGTCAGTTCGCCGCAAAACGTCGCGGCGCCGATGACGTGATTGCCGAACGCGCTCAAACCCACCGACACCGAGAGAATGTCCCGCTCGCTTTTCGCATCGGCCAGGCGTCGGTCGAGACGGGCGTCGATGGCTTCGCTGTAGGGTTGTTCGCTGAAGGCACGCACGGAAAAGCTGTAGGGCACGCCGGGCGGTGTCTGTTCGTACCAGGCGCGGATTTCCGGGCGCAGTTGCAGACCTTTCGCGGCGTTTTCCAGCGCTTTGCGAGTGCCGGCCTGACGCGCGGTGGGCCAGGCCAGTTCGACGGTCAGGCGCTTCTCCGCTTCCGGCGCATCGGTACTCCATTCGGCGACGCCACGATCGGCAGCCAGATAAGGCAGGAAGGCCACCGGCGTTTCGCTGGGGTTCATCAGTTCGGGGAACGGCGGTGCGATGCGATCGAGCAAGGCACCGAAGCCCAGATCCAGTCCGCGTTCCAGTGCCGAGCTGTTGGCGGGCAGCAAGGACGGGCGCTGAGTTTTTTCACTCATAGCGTCAGCACCTCGACTTCGACCGCGGTGCAATACGGCGCCTGAAACGCGGTCGTCACGATCGGTGCCAGCGGTTCGAGAATCTGCAGTTGCACGGCGCCGGCGCTGTGCAGCGTGTAGTCGATCCAGCTCGGATCGACCCGACCTTCCAGGCGATGACAGCTATCGGCATACGCCTGCAATTGTGCTTGCGCCGCGACCTTGGTCAGGCCCGAATCGGGGCCGGAATTGATCTTGGCAATGACGCGGATTTTGTAGCGCTGGATCTCGGCCGCCTTGACGGTGACGAGGTCGGTTTCCGGGCGCACGTCGGGACGAGCGAAGTGCTGACGGACGCCCTCGAGCAATGCATCGGTAGGCGTGCCATCGCCTTCTCGCGAAAGCACGGTGACCTGCACTTCCCCCGGTGCGGTGCGCCGTCCGTTGCCATCCTTGACCTGCGCGGCGAGGCCGTCCGGGTTGAAGGTGTAGGTGACGTTTACCACGCCGGAATCAGCAGATTCGACCTGCACCGTTGGCCGCTCGCCAAGCGTGAACACCTCGCGGCGATACTGCATCCGCGAGCCGGCTGCCGGTGCATGGGGGGCGAGGTAGTAGCGCAGGCGGGCATCGTCATCGCTCTCGTAAATTGCCGGCACCGGCGGGAATGCCGCCGGGTCGCCGGGGTCGAGCAATTGCCGCTCCAGCCCCATGTCCGCCAGCCGCGCATCCAGATTGCTGCCGGTCGCCCACCACGCCAGCATCTGCTTGATGCGTGCGTTGTATTTGCGCTCATGGGTTTGCAGACGCACGCAGAACGCTTCCAGCGCGAGGGTCAGCAATTCGCTCTGGTTTTCCAGGCTGGTCTTGAGTTTCTCGGCGCTGGTCGGCGAACGTGCACCGACATACTCGACGACGAAAGCCTTGAACTCTGCGAGCAGGTCTTCGAAGGCCTCAACAGTGATCAGTGAAGGTTCGGCCAACTGATTCTGGCCAGGGATCAGCATGCTCATGTCACCACCTCAAAAGTCTGTTGCCGGTTTTTCCAGGTGCCGGCAAACCGCAGCAGCAGACCGTCGCCGTGACGACTGGCGACAATTACTTGCGGCAGAAAATCGTCGATGCCGTTTTGCGGGTTGTAGAACGCCTGCGCGGCGTGGCTCTGCGCCAGAAGCAGAACGTCGTCACCGAGGTTCTGCCCAAGCAATGTAGGGATCAGCGATCCATACAAAGGGCGTTTTTGCCGGGTGCCCAGCGGCGTGGTCAGGGCCCGGGTCGCGCGCTGCACAAACTGCAGCCAGTCGTCGACCGTGGCCCCGTTGTCTCTATCGATTCCAATCATGGCAAGCTCTTGAATCAGGGGCTGATGATGCGGCCCTGGTGGTCGACCAAGGGGCCGCTGAAGTGCACGCCCGAGGCGTCGATGCTCAGGCCGACTGCGCCCAGTTGCAGGGTGATCAGTTGTGGCGTCATGGCCAGACGTGCCGGGCCGATGCTCAGTTCGAGCGACTCGCGAGACCCGATGAATTGCGTGGGTCCGTTCAGCCAGTGCAAGGCGTGGCTGGCGTCGTCGTAA